TACCTGAGGTGAGAGTGAATCCTGTGATTTTACCGAAGATGGTAGTGCCAGCAGGGAGTGTCACACCACTGAGAGCTGTAGCAGACTCACTTCCATTCAACTGAATGTTTGTAGCTGTGATGGAGGCTATAACAGCATCAACTGCTATGGTGATGGCAGAGTAGTCTCCTGTCTGTGCAGCCGTGCCTGTGACGACATTGAAGCCGTTCTGCCCGAAGCTCTGTAGGTTTGCTTGTGATTGGTTTGCTAATGTTGCCATGTTACTTGTTTTTTAATGGATTGCCTTGGGTTCTAAGTCTTGCGGTCTCCTTTTTTAAAGACTCAGTCATACGCTTCATTTTATCCGACTTCACTTTTTTCTCGAATTTCATGTCGTCTTTAAAATCTCTATCATACACTTGCCCCCAATCTGTTCTTTGGGCATTTTTTACGGGTGTTTTTTCGTAAAAATCTCTAACTTCAGCACCTGATTTGGGAATGTAAGCCGTCTTGTAAGTTTCTCCCATAAAATTATAAGTGGGCTTCATATTCATTATTGCCTCAAATCGTTTATGGGCGCGAGAACCCTCTCTAAATTTTTTGAGAGGCATAGCATCTGAAAGTCTTCTTGAGCCACCTACAGAAACATATTTGTCTTCGCCACTCTCAATAATAAGATTTCTAAGGTCTTTAAGAGAAGTTCCAAACTTTGCTTCCTTTGGAAAGAGCTTGCTTTCCTTCTTATCTCCGTTGCCTTTTTTTAGTTTCATGGCTTTTTATTCTTGGGTTAGTATATCGAGGATGTCCTCCTCACGTTCTGAAAGTTCTTCTCTTTTGCCTTGTCTTTGTGAAATCAGCTTGCTCTGCTCAACAGCCTGCTTTGCAACACGCTTGTCCTTCCTATCGTCCTTCTTCATCTCTAAGCCCTCCCTAAACTGCTGGTCTTGCTGCATCTTCATCTGAGCCATCTGAAGCTCCATAGCCTTCAGCTCCTTCTCCATCTCATGCCTCATCTGCATACGCTGTGCCTCAAGCTGCGCCTTCAACTGCTCCAGTTGTGCTTCGCCCTGATTCTTGAGCTGCTGCATCTGTGCGTCTGCTTGTGACTTAGCCTGTATGCTCTGTACGTTTGCCTGAGCCTGTGCTTGCGAGTTTGCAGTCGCCTGCTCCTGCAACGCCTTCATGCGCTTCTTGCGCCTTACAATCAAAAGCCTCTCGGCTTGGTTGACATCCTTTAGGTTACGAATGTTAATGGCATCCTCAATATCTAGCTCCTTCTGAGACAAGCTCACTTGAATGTTCTGCTCCAGATACGCCTTGTCCACATCGTCCATCTCCTTTTTAACGAGTACTCCAAAGTTATACATAGGCAAGTCCTTGAAGCTGCTCACCACCTTCATGTTAGTTTTGCCGATTGCCTTTTCGTAAGCTTGGTATATGACAGACTTTGGCGGGAGGATTTGCAACGCTCTTACAATGTCTTGACACACCTTCTTGTACAATATCATCGAGGCATTCTCAATACCATAAATAGCATTGTTGCCAGCCTGCATAGCCTGCTGACGAACACCAACAAGCTGCTCTCCCTTTGGAGACGTTCCATCCATCACCTCATTGATACCCGTGCTATCACGGATCATTCTTAGGTAGTGGTTATACAGCCCTATCAGCTCATTGATGTTCCTTATTGAATTGCCAATCTCACGGATGGGAGGGTTCTGAAATCCACCCTCTGGATTTTTACTGCGATAGTAAAAAACACCCGTCTGTTCGTAGATGTCCTGTATCTCAAGAGGCTGAAGCTCACCACCCTTTCCGAGCTGCACATTCTCCAGTCCCTCGATGTCAATGATGAGTCCGTCAGGCTTTGCCTTGGCAATGCTCTGCTGTAACTTCAAATGCGTAATCTGAAGCATATCAGCAAAACCAATCACTTGCCCAGTCATAGACTTAGGAATCATCCTCCGAATATTTACAGAGGAGAATGAGAAAGAAAACCGACACTTGGAAATGTCATGGACATTCCGAGGAACATTCATCTTCATCCCGTAGTCGAACAGCTTGTCTGTGCCGATAATATACTTGCCACCCCACAGGGTTTCAATGTTCATAGCACTAGGCTTTCGCTCATATACGGAGTTCTTCTGCTCCTTATATGCGTACCCCTTGTAATAAAATCCCCTATTACCAAACTGAGTTTGTTTATCCTCAAAGAACACCTGGTCCGTACTCTTGTATTCAAAGTCCAACACCTCTATCGTATACTCATCATACCCGTACGAGTACCTCTGGATGTTCTTGTCGTAGTAGCGTGAATCGAGCTTAGAGGAGCTGTTGCCATATCTGTTGCGGACAGTCATTGCAATCTTCTTGTACTCGTCCTCCGTGAACTGGTCACCAGCTATCCTCTTCAGCTCTTGTATCGTCATCTTACGAACATACCCGCAGTACATGATGTCGTTCATGTTAGGGTCTTCAGTGAAGCTATGAATAAAGCTAATGGGATCTACATACTTCTCAGTAATGCCGTAGTTGGGGTCGTTCTCACGCTTTGTGACAGCAAGACCAACATTCACCAAATCCTCTACACATCTCCTGTATATTGAGTCGTTAAAGTCATTCCACTCCAACGTCATATCAGTTGCTATCTGTGCAGCAATTTCTGCATCAGTTTTAATAAAGCTGTCCATGAAGATTTCAACTTCTTCAGGATTGTCTGGAAGCTGATTAGGCTCAACCTCAACATCAAGACCCATTTTCTTAGCATCCTCAAGAAGAGGCTTTTGCTTAATAGCAGCTTTGATATAATTCTTCTTACCATCTTTTTCTGTTTGTGACAAAGGATCAACAGCCTCAAGATTTGGATAAGGCTTTCTTGACAGAATTTTGTTAACTACAATGTTTACGAATTTAGGAACAATAGGTACAGGTCGCCAATCAATATTAAGCAGGCTGCCATCGCCAGCGTTAGGGTCAAGGCTTGTAAGTATCTGTTTGTATACTGAGGTGTCTTGTGTGCCGTTGGCATAGTCTCTGTTCCTTTCAAACTCTTTTAGCCTCCGCCTGTACAGAGAAGCCTCGTCATCTATACTCCCCCACTGACTCTCAATAGCCTTAGCATACGTCAGTCCGTAAGACTTACTACACTTGGTAGCGTGGTCTGCCAACGGGTCTGGGAATGATTTTAGTCCAAACTTGTCTCCCTCCTGCTTACTGTACATTTACGGAAAAATAATATTGCACAAAGATAGTGCTTTACGAGTTGAATTTGAATCGCCTAAAGAACTGCTTATCAGAGGTATTAGAGGGTGGCTTAGGCTTCACATAATTCTGACTTGCAAGCAGAGCTAATCCGGAGCTAATCGTGAGGTCATACTTTGTCCTCTTTGTTATGCGGTAGTTTATCCAATCATTCAGTGTCCTATCAAAAAACATCTTCCCCGCATTTCCCTCCTCATCGTAGCCCACATGGTGGTGGATGTAACTTTCAATAGCTTGGGCGTGGCTCTGTATTATCTCCGCTGAGTTAGACGGGATTCCCTTCGTCTTCACCTTGATGTTGCTATTACCTGTAGACAAGTTTTTAGGTCTATCCATAAGATACCCCATATATCCCCTACTCTCAAAGTGCCTGGCAATACCATACTTATTGTTCTCTATTAACACCTTTGCCCCATAGTAGAATGTAGCCATAAGAACATCCTCATAGAATATCCTTGCCAATGGTGGGCGTGTTGCATACTCCAATACAAACTGATTTGAAGGAATATTGCCACTCATGTTGAATCCTGTGTACAAATGAAACGCACCGTTTGAACCTCTGCTGTCCGTTGTCTCATCGATGTCATAGGAGTCCACTCCTCCAAAAACAAAATCATTCGGGCTTACCAACTGACCCCTCTCTCTATTTTTTTTGTTGCGTATTTCTGTGGGTGGCAACCAGCTCACATTGAACTTCCCATTAGGGTCGTCCATGAAAACTACTTCCGTGTCTTTTTCCCCATTCTTCCAAACAAAATTACCAGTACGGGTAGGAAATGGATAGAGAGTACTATTATAATCAAGTTGGTCATAT